ACTATAGCCGCTTCCAACTGCACTTAATGGCCACTCATTACAGTTGTCCACTTCAATTCCGGATACCCGTCCGGCCAGCGGTAATACACACATAACAATTCACTCCACCGGACGGCTTTGCCGCCGGTGAGCTTTGGCCGTTATGAGTTCATAAATTCTTTTTCGGCGACACACAGTAAAGCGAACAAAGCATCTTTGCGGATGAAACTTCTTTCACTTTTATTACTTTCTTCAAATCGAAAATCAATTTGGTAAAAATACCCGTCATCGTTGTGCATTACTTTAATTACTTCAATGTTGATTTCTTCGCCCATTTCGTAACTCCGTTAATTTAGGTTTGACTTTATATTCAGCGTCAATAACAATATGCCCTTCATGAGTTCTGTCTAAATCAGCCATAAGTAATTGACGCGCTTCATTTTCTTTTTGCACGTAAACCAAGATATTTGCTTCATCCGGGATGGATTCAAGATAATTTTTTAGTTGTATTGCAAGCATTTTTACCTCATAGCAATTAGACAAACTTGACCGTTTACCTTTGTTTTTATAACTAGTTCAGTGTCAGCAAGTCACTCTAAAGTGTCAGGGAACCATGGTTTATATTCTGACTCAAGCCGCTCGCCACGTAACATAGTCTCATACTCCCAGCGAATTTGCTTAATCGCTTCCTCTGGCGTTATTTTTAACGCCTCGTACATCTTTTCCTGGTCTTTATCGGACAATATTTTTGTCATCGAACCTCCTAACAATCAGGTAAACGTGACCGAATAGATACCCGTTTTTATTGCCCATTCAGGGTCGGCAAGTTACCCTTTTCTACGGCAAACGCCGCAAGTTAGCTTTGGCGTTATAAGGCTTGTGGTTCCAGGGCGGTAATACTGATACATGCAATATCAACGTCCAAAGTCCCATAAACTTCACGGATTGCGGTCTTGTAAGTCGAGCCGAAAAGACTGCCATGCTGCCGCTTGAATTTCCAAATTCGCCCTTCCAGCCTCGCATATTTGCCATACCCCTTTGAGAGCACAACTTTACGCCCAGGCTTGCAGGTTTTTTCGTTCCAGCGGGTGCCGTAAACTCGTAGTTCTTCGCGCTTGCTACCATCCGCAAACGCCTCGAAGTATTCAGTTTTCAATGGTATAAAAAGCGGTTTCATATTCACTCCGTATAGTAAATGCCTTATAACCTATAATGATTGAGTCGACCCTTAAGAGATAAAGTCGTATATTTCCAATGGGGCCTTAATCGCTGCTGTAATCTTTTTAGATATCCCTTATGTAGAGCATCCTGATGAATCGCCTAATATATCTGTCGGAATTTCCAAAAGAAGCCCACGTTACAAAGCCTTAATAAACAATGTTTATTAACGACCACCAGTAACTTCTATTGATTGCCAAGGGCTTATCCCCTTAATTGTTGTCTGGTTGGTTTCGATAATAATATAACCAATAAAATTATTGAGCGTCTCTATTTCTTCCGCCTCAAATCGGGAACTTATTTGATAACGTTTACAAGCAATCCCTTGTTTTTTATATTCTTCCTCTAAGAGCTTCCCAATATATGTTTTTCCTAAACCCGAACCATTTATAACAATAACTTTAGACATAATCTTTTCCTTTTCGATTTTTAATATTTTTTTGTGTAAAAATGGCATAACAATCGCGTACAGAGCCGACCGCGAACCGCCGCCCGTCTTTTTGTTTGAGCATCCCGGCACGGCGGCTGATGCTAGGCGTTATATGCTTAGCCAAGCGCAGCCCGAACCAGGCAATCTTTAGCCTCCAGCAGCTTTCGTAAACCTGCTGATTTTTCAGCACTATTTTCGATTTTTGCATTCATTCTATTGGGTAACTCTCCAATTGGCTTGCTGATTTTCTGGAGATGTTCCGGCAAATGCTTGTACTCAAAATACTTCATGATAGGATATTCCATGGTGATACTCCTTTTTATTTGTTGTTCTCGTTTACGGGCCGTAAAGGTGGCTTGTACTTGTCACGTACAAATCCAGGCAAACCACTATTTCTAGTGGTCGCCCACTGCCGTCATGCTCGGCCCACCACCTAACGATAACGTTTCATATATTTTAAACCTCATCTTCTTTTTCATCCACCACGACTTCATGGATAGTTCCCGCCGGCACGGCTGTCTCAATCGGCCGCTGATAGCGATCCAACCATTCCTCCACCAGTTCAATCCCGAAATCCACCAGATCAGCCAGATACGTTTGATCGCCATGTACGACATCAATAATCTCCATCCCCTTTGATCGCCAGAAATTCTGGAGATCATCCTTCAGGAAAACAGCCCTGGTCGCTAGTTCCTGCTCCACTTTAGAGCGATTGATATATAGCCCCTTGATTACTTTGGTTTTAATTTCCAGGTGCTCCGCCTGGGCCTGTTCCTTGCGTACCGACGCCTCCAGCTTTTCGCGCTGGAGGTCTGACTGGTCATCGTCATCGGCAGAAAGATGACCCGCGATATAGCGGTCGACATCCTTCCTGGCAAAGCGGCCGTCCGGCAGTTTCCTGAGCTTGCCGGCTTTTTTATGGTTATCAACCGTTTGCCGGGTAATCCGGCAGCCCTGGGACAAAATGTAGCGATGAACCTCAGCGATGGTGTCAAACACCTGGTCACCGGGGTTTTGCTCTTCTTCCCGGCGACGTTCAAATCCCTGCAGGGCTTTCTCCGCTTCACGATACGCCCGCAGGTTTTCAGTGGTAGGGCTTTCCGCCACCCGGCGCATGGCTTTTACCTTGGCCGTAACCAGTATCTTGCCTTCGGCTTCCAGGATCGCCTTCAGTTTATCCGTCTGCTCGGTGGTCATTTCATCTCATCCGTTGTCGCCAGTAGATCACTAATCATTTCATCATCAAGATCCAGTTTATCCCAGTCAACATCGATGTCAAAACCAACGCTTTCCTCGTACTCGGCCGGTTTCAACTCATGGCAGGTGTATGGCACCCCCATCTTTTTGGCCAGCTTCATTTCATTTGCTGTACCCTTGCTTTTACCATCATGGATAAACAGGCAATGGTCGCTGTCAGCAATGCAATCCTTGCTACGATGTTCAAAAGCACCTCGCAGGTAACGAAAATTCAGGAAGTGAAGTTTTAACGGCAGGGAAATTTCCTGGCAGATTTTGCGGCCCTGGGCACAGACACCGCCCGGTTCGGCATAGGTAACGAGCGTGGTCGGCTGAAATTTTTTGATCGCTTCCAGAATAATGATTTTGACACGCTCGTCTTTAAGCGACCGGCTGCCATGAATTGAGAGATGAAATTTTTTATTCATATCGCTTAACCTCCGCCAAACATTTAAACTTTATCCGCCATGCTTTTACTGTATCTGCATGGAGCTGACACAAGTCCGCAATTTCCGTTGCTTTAAGGCCAATGGAAAAACACCAGGCCATCAGGAAAACCTGGCGCAAATTTATATTAATGCTATTGATCATGGTACCGGCAGCGGCGTTGAAGTAACGGCCGCAATTTTTACAGCAGACCCGGCGGAGATTCCACCAGCTGATTAAAACCCGCTCACTGATTATTGGAGCGCCACACCGGGGACAGCAAGGACCGGCGGGATGGAGCTTTTGTAAAATCCACCGGCGGCACTTTTCTTCATCCAGAAATTCAGGAGACATCACCCCAGCCACATCGGCAATGGTAAATACTGATACCGGACCTGACCGGTGACCAATATGGTCATTTGTCTTTTTCACACCGGAACTGTCAGTCATAGCAAGCATTGAAAATTATCCCCCACATAAAAAAATCAAAGCCTTGAAAAAATTTTACCGCACTCAAAAACCGTGCGCCTTGCTGCCCGCACCTCCCCCGGGCCAGAAGAACCTATTAATATTTCTGGGCGCGGTCCGGGTGGTCTTTTCGTTTTGGACCAACTTTGGGCAGGGTAAACCCGCATAAACAAAGGGCTTGATAAGGGTGGTCCGGGTGGTCCGGGGTTTTTTTAATTTATTATAAAGAAGAGTAATAATAAATACCCTCATACGTGTGTGTGCGCGCACATGTACGATAATGTTGAAAACACCCGGACCACCCGGACATCGCCCGGAAACCCGCATTAATAAAAGCTCTAGCCTGCCCAAAGTCGGTCCAAAACGAAAAGACCACCCGGACCAAAATGCGTATTTTATGCCTTTTTGGTTGAATTTGACCAGATTGCGCAAGAATTGCGGCTGCATGTGACAGGGGATTAGGGGAACAATCAGTTATCCTAGTCATGGCAATTTCCTCACCACTACCCGCCTGGTTGGTTTCAGGCTCCGTCCATCCCGCCCCACTCTTCTTGTGATTTCCCGATAGACTTGGAAGCGCATACCCCCGCCATCGAAACTCATGATTACCGATTGTTTCGGGCCCTCAAGGGCAGGGAAGAGATAATTAAACTTCTGCCTGGCAAGCATGATATAATCTTTTTCCGTCATACCCCTTGCTCCTGTAACATCGCCGGGAACGGATCCCACAAGATCACCCGCTTGCCAATCTTCCCGGCATGAGCAATTTCCCGTTTCATGCCACTCGATATTCCATTGCCGTCGTAGGCCCATACCTCATCGCAGACGGCCATGAAAGCCAGACCGCACCCTATCCCCTTCATTCTGTCTTCCGGATCATCGTCGTCCATAAATCGGGTGTACAGTAGATGCGGAGCAAAGGGGATCACTCCGTCGTCAACCGCCAGCCGGCACAATATTTCAGCCACACCAACATTGCGTTCAACCTCACCGGCATACGGGCTGCAGATAAATACCTTCTTCACGACTCATTGCTCCTCGCTCATTTTAATCTTGATCCCCAGGACCTTATACTTCCGTTTTCCGTTGATGCTCGGTCGGGATTGTTTCAACTTGATGACCTGCCCCAGTTCGCGGAAAAAATTCTCTTTGGACAGCTGGAAATACCCATTGTCACGGCAGTACTCGCGATAAGTCTGATAGAGATTTGCCTTGATGCAACTGCACCCCTCCTCAACCTCACACTCGTCCAGCACAAAACAAAGTACCGGGTTATTGAGCCGCCGATATTCTATCAGCAAGTCGGCGGTTTCATCGCACTCGGTGAAGCCGTCCTGCTCCCGCAGGCGCTGCAACCCCATCAGCGCCCAGAGGAATATCTCCGACAACTCCCCCAGCAGGGTATCAAACAGGCCGGTATCGGCGTCATGCAAAAACTGACGCTTGAATTTGATCAACAAAAACTTGCGGAACAGCCCGTCACTGTTATCCAGGATGCGGGGCAGTCGGTTTACGGCGAAGGCCAACTTGCAGAAGGGGAAGAACTCGAAGGATTTTTGATGCTTGAAGGCGGCATTGATCTCGTCACCGCTGACGATAGCCTTGAACAAATTGCTTTCCAGCGCCTGGCTGGTGACCTCGGTGGAGACATTCAGCAGCCGGTTGTAGATGGAGCTGCGCTGAAACTGGTCGTCCAGGTCCTGAAACGACACCGCCGAACAGTTCTCCAGCCCCACCAGGTGCTGGAGGACTTTCAAAAATGTGCTTTTGCCGTCGGCACCATCCCCCAGGAGCAGCAGACACTTTTCATAGCGGGTGTCCCTGGTCAGGCAGTAACCGGCAAACTCCTGGGCCTGCATGATCGCGGCCGGTGTCCGGATGGTTTCGTCCAGATACCGGAGCCAGCGGCCGCATACCTCCGTCGACTGCGGGTTAAACTCCACCGGCAGCTCATAAGTAGCATAATACTCTTTTTTGTGCGGAGCGATCTTGTAACCGGGCCGGCTGAACTCTTTCAGATCAAGCATGCCGTTTTTGACACAGACCATGTCCGGATGATCGTTCATGGTGCGGCCATGCGGAAGGGTTGACAGCTTGCGCACCTGATAGGCCACGTCCTCAGCCCGGTTTCGGTTTCCCTCCCGGCCCAGGTATTGCAGCGCCTGGCATTTGATATGATCCTCGCTGTACGTCTCCCAATAATGACCATTCCAGCGGTACAGCTCCCCGGTCAGCGGATCGCTGACCAGATCCATATCTTTCATGATCTGATCGACCAGCAGCCGGGACTTGAACGATAACCGTCCCCCCGGGCTGGAAGCGAAAAAACGACGGTAACCCAGGGACTGCTCACCATCGCCGCCATCTTCAGCCACCTCCGGTGGTGGCGGCTCGATGACCCTGGCCGCCGCGATCAATGCGTCCAGGTCTGCCACCGTCTTGTGGTGGCGGACAAAAAAATCAGTCAGATCCTGCCCGTGATCATCCGGCCAGGAACCATCAGCCAGGCGGCCCATAAAATCAGGCCAGACCAGCAGCCGCACCGAAGCGGCTACTGGCAGCAGGTTATCAATCGCTGTTTGGGCGTGATCCTGCCCCGGCTGATCGGCATCGTAGCAGATCACCACTTCCCGGCCCCTGAACGGCTCCAGGTGCTCTTTTGGCCACCTGCTGGTCTTGCTGGTCTGGGTAATGGCGTTAAAGCCGTATGAGAGGGCGCAGAGGGTGTCCGGCTCTCCTTCACAGAGGAGAATGGGAGCATCATCGTTTGGTGCCGCCGGAAACAGCCTGGCGCCACCGTAACCGGCCGCCCAGGACATAATCTTCCGTTGTTTGGCGCCCGGTTTGTAAAGGCGGATATTGCGGAGTTTGCCATCTTTATCCCGGATGGGGATGGCCACCCGCTCCGGTTTCGGCACCTCCTTGATCTCGCCTTCTTTGCTCCGGTAGACGGTCTGCAGCCGCAGATCCATCCCCCGGATAACCACCTCCGTCCAGCCGCGGATATTCCCCAGCCGATCCACCCACTCATCCGGCAGCGGCTTCATCCGCTCCCAAACATCTTCGGGAATCACGGGAGCTTCATAAGGGGGTTTCTTTTTAGTCCCGCGCCCCCGGCCGCGCCCCTGCCCCTGTACCGGCTCCGACAAGGGGCCGGCGGAAACCCCCATGCCGCCCACCAGGGCCACGAACTGCCGGAATCCCTCGGCCTGGTCCAGGCCGTGGGCATGGGACCAGAGGGATATCAGGTCGCCGGTGGCGTTACAGGCCAGGCACTTGTAATAATCCTGCGTTACATTGTAGCCAAACGAAGGATTGCTCTCGCCATGGATCGGACATAATCCCCGCAGCCAGAATTCCTGCTTCTTGTCTTCGCCGGAAGCCTTGTCGTCAACCTCGAACAGCCGCCGGGCAATGGTTTCCCGCTCGGCCGCTGACATATTATCTTTCGCCCAGCCCATATCAGGCCACCTTGTCCTCTGCAGTTTTCTTTGCTTCATTTATCGATTGGCAAACTATAGGAATATCGAATCCATCTAACCAACAACCAGTCCAATGGACAGAAATTTTGCAAATAAATTTACCATCTACCATCCCTATCCAGAAACCATCTTCTCTTTCTTCCCAAGTCATAGTATCACCATTTTTATTTGTTCAGGCCACCCGACGCCGGCGGCTGGATTGCTGCAGCCGGTATTGGTGATGACGGCGATAGAGCTCCAGGATGTTGTTGCTCCACTCAAGCAGGTTTTCCCGCACCCGGTCAATGGGAGCCTTGGTCCGCAGGAGTTCATCCAGATCCGCTTCCAGCTGCAGGCGTTCTTCATGGAGCAGCTTCTGGGTGTCCCGGCCCCAGTTATAGATCAGATCCTCGGCAGACAGTCCGTAATGCTCCACCCCATACGCGTACACCCGCCTGGCCACTTCGTTAATCAACTCCGCCGGGTTATCGCTATCAAGCGGGATACTTATCCGGGGCATTGTTACCTGATACTTTGCCAGTCCCAGTACTGCCGTCATCATCTCAATTCCTTCCTGTCCCTGTTCCCGAATTTTATCCGGTTAAAATCCCGCCCCTGTCCGGTGCTTGCTTCCCGTCAGGATGGTCGCCGGGGCAGGCTGCCGCGACCACAAAGGAGATATCAGCAGCTGATGGAGCGCCGATGCCATTATGGGCAGCTGCTGCCAGGCTGATGAAACCAAAAATAATGCCACAATTATCCTGAATTATCCTGTCATGCCACCTTCGAAACATCCAGATCGAGTTTCCGGGCATAGCGTTCGATTTCCCGCCGATGCTGTTCCCGCTCAACGGCCGTTGATGGCCGCAGCAATGAGCCCTGGCAGGTAAAATGGCAGAAGGGGTTAACAATTTTCCCCGAGCTGGTCACGATCAGCTGCCGGCGCCGGCAGATATCGGCGGTGATCAGCAGGTTGAATTTTTGACAATAATGGCTGAATTGTTCTTGCGTTGGGGCCCAGCGCACTGTGCCCGTACCTTTTTTAATCCGCAACCGTGGCGGAGCTGATTTTTTCCGGGCTTTTGCCGCCGCCCTTTTCCGCTGGTTGCGTTCCCGCCAGGCGCGCGCCTGGGCGGCCTCCCGGCAGGGCTCACTGCAATAGAGCTTCTGCCGTCCACGCAATTTATTACCGCAAATTTTACAACGGCGACCAAGCCAGGTATCGCCGGTCCCGGTATTTTTTTTTCGGGTAGCCATCGTTTCAGAATCCGTAATAAAGCAGCCAGAAGATAATCGTCACCCCAACGCCGGCAAGTCCCCAGCCAACCAGGTCTTCGCATCGTCGTCGGCGCCTGGCCATTTCAGATTGGCGGCGGAAAAACAAGCGCACCGCCTGGTGCTCCAGGCTGTTGATTGTGTATTCTTTCATGACTTTTCTCTCCTCCTTCGTTGCTGCTGACGCGATTCCCGAAAACGCTTGTTATGCTGCCGCAGATACTCGCTGTTCCCCGCCAATATCTGCCGGGCCAGCTCGGTGGTATCGGTAACGCCGCCCGTTGGCGGGGTGTAATCCACCAGACGGGACAGCAGGGCTTCAATGCGCTGCTGCTGACGCTCGATGACCAGCAGCCGTTTGCTGATTTCCTGATATTCGCTTGTTGCCGCCGACATCACTAATCCTTGTCATCCGCTTTGCCCCCTTGAAGCAGGGCATCCTTCAGCTCGCCTACCTGCCGGGCCAGCCGGTCGGCACAGCATATCAGCTCTGACCGCTCCCGGCCGTCCAGGCAGCCGTCGGTCAACGCCTGCCGATAATCCCGGCAGAAATCACCGATAACCGCTTCTACGTCCAGCAGCTCCAGATCCACCGAGCCGGTATCCGATCTAATCTCCTGCGGCCGGACCTCGTACCCCAGGGGCTCGGCTAATAATGTCAGACCCGCCTCGGCCACCTCCGGCCGCCCGGCTTCAATCAGCCGCTCGCAGGTGATCCTGAGCAGATCAATGGGATTGCGGCGGCAATCCTCGCAGTAATCGGGGTCAGCACCCCAGCGATAGATCTGTCTCTGTGATTTTTTCCAGATTCTGGTCAGCAATCCCGGCGTCAGGATGCGATGTGCAGCCGACCAGTATTGATGCGTACGAACAATATAATTTCCCATAGGGCATCCCTCCCCGGCTTCGCCCTCGCTAACCGGCGTTGCGACTGCTATACTTTTGGTCATGGAGCCGGATAAAAAAACCTTCGTTAATCAGGATTTGCACGAGCCGTTTTGTTTTCTGGGCATTCCTCCGGAAACCCTGCCGCCCGGCCATGGTTTTGTAAAATGTGCGGTAGTTGACCCCGTGCGTCCGGCACCAGTGACTGATATTGATGCCGCTGTTGTGCATCCGGTCCAGGATCGCCGGGCCATCGATCACCTTGCTGATTTCGTCCGGTCTGATATCCATTTGACATTTCTCCTGAAAGTGTTGTATTTCTGTGAATTGTTGTGAATTAAAAAAAAGGAGAAGGAATAACGCGATGAATGACTTGCAAGCAATGAGCGCTCATGAGCTCATGGATCAATCAATAGAAACAGCCGTGTACATGTATGGCAAAATCGAAAAACGACTTGTTTCCCGACATGATCAGACATATGTCGATGAGCATCCGGAACTTATCGGCCACCTGGTCCAGGCGGCAGCTACCGACTTGACCGGCAGCCTGCTCCTCAAAGAGTTGCAAAGCCATTACCTTCATCCTGGCCGCCAATCAGAGCATTCGTTCGAGTAATACACCGAGATTCCGGCGGTTATATTCGAGCTCGACGCTCTGAAAAGATGGAAACCTGCCCTCAAAATAGTCGATGGTTTCCTGTTCGCCCAAGACCAGACGCAACGCTTGTTGTTCGTCTTCGGCCAGGACTGTCCTGCGGTAAGGACGCTCATGTTTCTGTGATAAACTGACGAGGTATCTGCGTGACATGGTTTATCTCCTTTTGCCCATAAAATGGAAAATTGAAGGTTGCCAACCCCGGTTAGGGGCCGATAATACAAGTTCTGTGCTGGTTAAGTATAAAAAGAGGATTTGTCTTTTTGCCTCGAAGAAGAAGATTTATAAGATTCTGCTTTAGCTCTTAAAAAAGAAGCCTTAGCAGTCAACTTTCTTCTTACGAGAGGATCTTTTGTTTCTGCTGCTTTAACAGTAATCATTTCAGCTTGTTTTTCTAAAAAATCGTTTTTTAATTTATAGAGTTTATACGTGGACATCATGGGCTCCCGTGTTGATATATTAGACACCTGTACGAACTGATAACAACGGTTAATAATCGCATATGCGATGTTTGTCAAGGAAAAAATCGCATGAAACTCGACGATAGAGAAATAATTTCTCGTATTTTCCACGCTTATGGTATATCTAAAAACACTCAACTAGCTGAAATCTTTAACATTGCTCCCAATACTATCAGTTCCTGGAAAAAAAGGGGGATACCAGATGAATATATTCTCAAAACATCTATTGATACAGGATATGCGATTCCGTGGTTAGAAACCGGCGAAGGCCCGATGTTCCTTGACCAGGGAAAACCGCCGCCTTCGCCCGCCAACCCCGGCGTTGCGACAACTCCGTTGGAATGCCGCAACGTGGATTATTCCACCCTGTGGATGGCCAAGGAAATCCTGGAACAATCCCCGCTCCGGGACAAACTTGAAGAAGAGATTAAAAAGTACTATCGCGAGCTCACCGCACGGACGAAGTCAGCCAGCAATGCTTAAGCATATGCAGATCCGGCAAAAAGGCCCGGCGGTGGTAAAAAAAAGGGGGAATATTGTCTTTGTGAGTTTTTAGGCGGAAGAGGGTTTAAATGGGATATTTAATCGTGGGTATTATCGGTGGGGTGTTAATTTGCTATTTCATCGGCAAAGCGGGTAAAAAAACAGATAAATCCGAACCTCATACCTTCCTCAGAATTTCCACATCTACCAGCTGCGAAAACGACCATGAACCCCGCAGTAGATACGAACCCCCTTCGGTATATTCGTATTGGGATGAAATCAAACGGGTGTCGGTAAAAGCCAGGCTGGAGCTGCTTTACACTGATTCACACGATGAAACCAACAGACGCATAGTCCGCGTATCGTCCTATGATGGTTCTCCGTATCTTGAGGGATTCTGCGAACTGAGAAACGCCTACAGAACCTTCAGAATCGATCGGATCAAGGAAGCCGTTGATACAGAAACCGGCGAAACTATCGAAAGTGTGCCAGCCTTTCTTGAAGAAAAATATCACCAGTCGTCCGAATATATTCTCTCGGTAATATTTTCCGATCACCTCGACGTGCTTAAAGTTCTTTTTTATATAGGAAAAGCTGACGGCCAGCTTAAAGTCCAGGAACGAAATATAATTTATACAGTGATTAGAAATTTTGCAAAAGATCATGACTTAACCGACAAAGAAATTGAACGGAAAATGAAAACTTTAACGGTACCTTCACCGCAGGCTTTTAAATTGGCCTTTGACCGGATATGTAAAAAATCGCCTCGGCTGGGGGAAAAGGTGTTAGCAGTTTCTGAAAAAATCATCCAAACAGATAAAACAATCCATCTGGCTGAAGAGGAATCCTTGGGATATATGGCTAGAAGAATCAAAAGAATAGCGCAATAATTGTCAGGCTCTATCAGGCAATCCGGCAAGAGCATCCCAATCCTTCCGGGTTGGGTTTTTCCCTATATTTGAAATCTGCCGGGGTGAAACCACTTTATAAAACCCTAAAATTTCTAATATTTCAGACGACAACTACCCATGGTAACGGAAAATCTCTTGACAACAGTTCACACTTATAATATTGGAAGTAAAATTTTGCTTGACAATCAAATGTTTTTTTTGATAGCCACCCGCGCCGCGCTGGAACATAATCCATTTAAGCACACAATAGGTATATATATTTTTTACTTTGGCACCTGCCTGTCGGTAGCTAGGGGGGATAGGAGAAGTGGAAAATGAAAAAGAATCTTGTCATCGAGACAAAACCGAATGGGTTTATTTTTCAGGAAAAATATGGCGAAAACCCAGCAGATTTGACGATTGAAAAAATCAACGCGATAGTATTCAAAGAAAAGACCCCTAATGTTATCAGAATATTTACTTCAGTCGTTCCTCCACGAGGTAATATCTTTCCGGTTAAGCGCTTCCACAACGTAGGCAAAAAGATTAGCAAGTTATTGGTACGTTAAAACTTTTGCCCTCAATGAACGATTCTCTCGATTATTCTGCTGTTACCAAATTATTTCACCAAGAGTTTATCCTTGCTTATGCCGACGTAGTTACAGTCCTGCTTCAAAAACCGGAACAGATCCTCACCGAAATTGAAAATGTTTTTTTCCACCTGATGCAGACGACCAATAGCAATATTGGAATCACTGATCAGCAAGATAATCTGAAAAAAGCTTACAGCCATCTGGTAAGAGCCACCCTCGATTGTAATAAATTATTATGGCTTAAATTTTCCACTGACATTAACAAACTTCACGGAAACTATCACAAAAGATTATTCTCCCTTAATTTAAACAAGGATGAATTTCTTGATCTTTATAAAAGATTTAATAGAAAAGGCAGACAAGCCAGGCTGGAAGAACTTAAGAGAATTGGAGCCAATCCCTTAGAAAGCATGCAGCTTTACCGTCAAGCAAATTCAATAGGATGGGAAATAGTTAAAAATATTGACTCTGAAAAATCACTGGCATATGATAAATTCAGGTTTTGGGTAAAAATCAAAGACCATTCCGTAGCCCTGGCGACAGGAATTGTATCCGGAATAATCGCAACATTATTGGTGCAATACTTTTTCTGATGACAATTTACCCATTCATTGGAATGCCGCAACGTGGATTATTCCACCTTGTGGATGGCCAAGGAAATCCTGGAACAATCCCCGCTCCGGGACAAACTTGAAGAAGAGATTAAAAAGTTCTATCGCGAGCTCACCGCACGGACGGAGTCGGCCAGCAATGCTTAAGCATATGCAGATCCGGCAAAAAGGCCCGGCGGTGGTAAAAAAAAGGGGGAATATTGTCTTTGTGAGTTTTTAGGCGGAGGATTTCACCAATGTTCGATCTTATAGCCATGCTTGTTTTAGGCACCAGTATATGGGTATTTTTCGACGCTCGCGAGATCGGAGTAGAAAGAGGACAAGTGGATGGAATGCTGGACATGGGACCAGGAGGATGGGCCTTTTGTTGCCTGCTCTTATGGATTGTCTGCTTCCCACTTTATTTAAGCAAAAGAAACAGTTACAAGCAAATAAACAGCGGTAAAGCATTTCAAGGAAACACCAATGGCAACGATGAAAACAAATTTATCACCTGTGAAAAATGTGGCAGCCAAATGCCTGCCACATACGGTAAATGCTATAAATGCGGTTACCCGACGAAAAACACCAAAAAAAGAACAGGATATCTGCCATACCTGGTAGCCGCAGCCATGGTGTTCATAGCACTGCTGGCACACAGGGCGTGGATAACGCCAAGCAGCCACTCAACCTATCCAATAACAAAACCAAGAGCAGGGCTGACTATACCATCTTTCAGCCCCCAAATTGTTACTCTCAGTGAATTTCGCAGGCTAAAAACCGGAATCTCTTACCATGAAGCAGTAAACATAATAGGCACTCAGGGAGAAGAAATCTCCAGAAACAGAATAGATGGGGTTCCGGGAGTAACAGAATCAATAGAAACAATAATGTTTCAATGGGCAAACAAAAACGGCAGCAACATGAACGCTATGTTCCAAAACGACAAACTCATTTCGAAAGCACAGTTCGGGCTAAAATAAAATTCAGACCCCATTAATATTATGATCTCCAGGAAGGTAAAATATGAGAACCATACATATCTTATTTCCACAGACATTTATCATGTTCTGGCTGGCGCTCATCCTATTTCTGCTTGCCGGTGCGCCACCAGTTTTTGCCGAGCATGTTTATACTAACGATGACCTGAAAAAATATAAAGGTCATTACAATGTCGAAAAAACCGGACCAACAAATGAGGCATCAAGTGCCGGTTATGTAAAAATCTACAGCCAGGGTCTGCAATGGACTGACATAACATCAGGATATTCGCATTATGCCTGGAAAGTGAAACTTCGGAATACCGGCGATACGGCGCAAAGTGTTTATATAGAATTCAGACTATTAAATGGACGCGGATATGTTGTAGACATGGCAAATGACAACGTATTTATCGGGGCACACAAAACTGATACATTCAGGGGCACCGGGATGATAAAAAATCGACTGGCGAAAGAGGTAAGACGAACCGAAGTAACGATCCAGCTCAAATAAGGGTTAACAATCAGGAGCCAGGCCCCGGCAATCGCCCTTCGGCTTCATAGGGGAAACCGCTTGACAAAAACCCGTTAAGAGAATAGTGCAATTGTTTCAGAGCCAAAATGTATGGTCAAATACAAAAAAGGAGGGTGAGGAAGTAATGGCTGTTGTTAACGTATTGGTGGCTGACTCGCAGTATAAGGGCAAATATGTCGCTATGCCGTCATTTATTGACAAAACAGTGGTTGCGGCCGGTGAGAATCCATCAATAGTGCTGCGTTTAGCGCGTAAACTTGGAATACAGGATCCGGTGGTTTTTTACGTCCCGGAACCAAATATGACTCATATTTATTAATGCCTATTATCGAATTTCCATTTGTCAAGTTTTCCCCTGATGCGTTGGGCAGACCGATCCTGCCAGTCAAAATTCATAATCCCCATACAGGAAATTCTTTTATCACATGGGAGATTGTTGACACGGGAGCGGATGAGTGCACCATCCCGGCAACCCTGGCAAATGAATTAGGGCATACTCTGGAGAAGGGAAGTCAAAAAAGAGTAAGTACAGGAGCAGGTTCCAATACAGCCTTTGCACACACAACCAAAATCGACATACTTTCTCTCCAGGAAGCCGTATTATATTCAATTGAGGAAACACCTATAGATTTCATGCCGAACCTGCATTGCGTTTTACTGGGTGTAAGAAACTTTCTCAACCATTTCATCCTGACAATCGATTACCCAAATCAGAAATTTTCTATCAGATACCCTGGGGTCTGATATGTCCGTCCGCCCCTACCGCCATCGCAAAACCAAAGAGATCATCCCCAACAAGTGGGTTATCGACACCTGGCCAGCCGGGCGCAAGGGCAAACGCTCAGTCCGGGTATTCGAGGGCCTGGAGGCCGACGCCCGGGAACTTGAGTTGGAACTGCGGCGGATGAGCCGCCACCTGCCGAAAGCCCATCCCAAGGTTGCCGATCTGCTGGCCGAATGGCTGGAGGAATATCGCCAGGATCACCGGCCGGAAACCTATCGAGACGCCCTTAAAAGCCTCAAACACTTACAGCCCTGGTTCGGCAACCTGCTGGCCGCCCATGTGGTTCCGGTGGTAGTGGAACAATACAAGGCCGCCCGGCTGCAGGCCGGGGTCAAGCGGCGCACTGTCAACAAAGAACTCAGCTACCTGTCGAGTTTCATGCACTGGGCACATGAGCGCTATAATATTCCCCGGCCGAAGATTAAAAAATTCAGCGGCCGGCTGACCAGACCGCCAAAGCCCCGGCCCCTGTCCATCGACCAGGTCAACGCCCTGGTAGGAGCGATCGAACCACAGTACCGTCTGTCCCTGCTATTAATGACCGATACCGGACTCAGACGCAGTGAGGCTCTCACCCTGCACCGGCGGGACGTGGACTTGGAAAGAAACATGTTATTCGTAACCGGGAAAGGGGATAAAGAGAGGATTATACCGATAATTACCGAGCGGCTGCGGATCGAAATACATCGAGCGATGGAACACGACAACGGTACCGAGTGGCTGACCATCAATCCGAAAACCAAAAAACCGTATTTGGCCATCAGGAAAGCAATCACCAGGGCGGCGGATAAAGTTGGAATCCCACAGCATGTCTACCATCATTTATTGCGCCATTCCTTCGGTACCAACGCGGTAGTTGCCGGCGTCGGCATGCGGGCCCTACAAGAAATGATGGGACATTCCACCGGGCAGGTAACCGAGATTTACACCCACCTGGCTGCCGAACATCTACGCGAGCAGGCGGACAAACTTGATTGCTACACCCAACAGGCGCAAAACAAGGTTAATCCATTGGAATTACAAGTAATCGACAATGGACAAAAGAACTGAAAATCCCCGTGTCGGCGGTTCAATTCCGTCCCTCGGCACCACTTAGTAGCGGCAAAGTCGGGAAATCATTAAGAAAAAACAAGGGAATGACCGGAGCGGTTATTCCCTTGTTTTTGTGTGTGATTACTACATCCTGCTACATTTGCATATTGTCACGCAACTGCCCGTTCTGATACGCAAATCTGCCAAACAGCCGCAATGCTAACCAGGCGGCGTAATCGGGGGTTTTTATCCCGTTTACCTGCAATGAAATCCGCCTAAACATTTCATCGTAGAATTTCTGCCCCTGGTTCACGAATACTGGCTTACCATCTCCAGACAATAATTCGTGATGGCGATACGCGTAATCATGGAAAATCGCCGGGATCAGAAGTATTCCGGTGGGGTCCAATAGCGGCCAGAACGGGCGGGGGATTGAGGCACCGTCAAAGATGAACCCTGCCGGGGCCATAATTTCGGCATGTAAATAATCAACATACAGGCAATAATCTTCCACCAGTTCCCATTGCCGGGGCGTCAACAGCCACGCTTTTATCCGTTCCCACCGGGGGAGATCGTGGCTGTTGATGGGCAGCGGTTTTAGTTGGGGCATATCCAGTTTATACATGATCCCACCTATATAATTAAAATTGTACGTAGCTCAAAATATCGGGAGCAAACTTTTTCACCGCCAGTCTGACTGTGGACTCAAGCATACTGATCCGCAGACCCAGAGCATAACCCAGTTCGTAGTCAGTCAGTTTATCCCGCCGGTTGGCAAGGTCATCCAGTTCAGCCATTGCCTTAACCGCGGCTGCGGGCAGTTTGTCAATCTGTGATTGCAAGGCTCCGTGAATAACACCAGAGCGGAACTCCCAGTTTTCCAGTAATAACAGAGTCCCAGCTTTCGCCTGTTTTATTGTATCTGTTTGTCGCTGTTCCAGCTTCATAAATCCTTGTGTCGTATAGCAGCCGGAGAGCATAAGTCCCAGGGCGAGCGCAAACAACAAAAGCAACGTATTTCTTTTTTTCATAGTACCTCCACCGCTTCACTGATAAATTTTCGCCAATGCAAATCCGCCAATCTTTTTATTTTTTGATCAACTGTCCGTCGGGGGCCGCCAGGCTGGTCGCCGGCCGCGATCAGGCGGCCATCGTGTACCCCCTGGTAATATCGGTAAGCCAGTTTTCTGGCAATACGCTCCGCCCGGCCGGCTGCCATAACCCTCTACCCTTGCCCGAGGGCCGCATACATAGCCCTGGCTTCTTCCGGCCGGTGCAGATACGACATTCTCCCGGCCTGGTCCCGCCACCACATAACCCGGCAGGGATCCTGCCGGCGGATATCGAGGTGCAGCCCGCCGGTCAGCTTCTTCTCGCTCCAGAACCAGAAAGGATAGCAGCCGATGCCGCCCCAGAAGGAACATTTAATAGCGGTCAGCCAGGCGAACAGCAGATCACGGACCGGAAAGACATCGATCGCCCAGGCGAAATCATTGCGGCCCGGAATCCGGTAATGGTAGGATCGGGCCGCGTGAGCGCCCCAGTTTGCCGGCGACACATACACCGGAAAACCAAGCAGATCACGGTATTTGTCCAGGGCGACAATGACGGCGGCGGAAAGCTCGTCCAGGTGCCCGGCAAACTCCGAGGGGCGGAAATGGTCGATCTCGCTCCAGTGGTCCGGTTTGTCCGCGGCCTCGTCCAGGGGCAGGGCCAGGGTTGAAGCCGACAGGTCGCGGCCCAGCTCAATAGCAGTCAGGCAGCTCATTTACCGCCCCGGCCTTTCATGTATCCAAGAATGCCGGTAGCGATCGGGGTCCGGTTCAAACCTGTCCGGAGAGGTCAGCAGCTCGCTCGACAGCAGCTCTGTTTTCATTTCAGCTTTATCGTCCATGTATCAGCGCTCCATTGGTTATGGGTTGGCGATTATTCAGGATCTCATACCTGGCCAGGCCAAACCCCAGACCGATAAACCCGACGATGAGGGCGCCGATCACGGTCAGGGCTACCCAGCGCTGGGTTTTTTGCAGGTCGGTAACATTATTGCAGGTATTTTTTATTTTCGTGTCCACGCAGCCTTTCCAGGTTTCCAGGCTGCGCAGGCGGTTGAACAGCTCGTTATGCACCTGTTCAATCTTTTTATGGGCATTGATCATGTGCAGGGATTCGGCCCGCAGTTCAACGATCTGCTCCGAGGTTCTGGCCAGCCGGTTCATAGCCTGGGAAACCATCTTCAGTTCCGCCTGCATGCCGGTCTGGGCACTTTCCAGTTTATTCAGTTTGTTAAGGATTTTGGCAGTTATCTCATGCCCGGCCACTGCTATTTCCCCATTTTTTCCAATGGTTTCAGGATAATCCGATCCGGCGGGAATACTATCTGCTCCAGACCGGTGGGGGTGAGAAACAGTTTCAGTTCCGCGCCTTCTTCAAACTGCAAGATTACAAAATCACGGCCGGAAACATACGGGATTGTCAATCGCGGGGCGATGTATACCCCATCGTAGATTTCGGCAACCCCCTGGGGGCAAGGGCCGACGTAAGAATCGCTGAAATCAATCCGGTAGACATCCTCTCCCACGGACCAGGTAAAGCTGTGCCCGGCAACCCTGTCCCAGATCGGCTTGCATGGTCTGTCGGCGGCCAGGGCCGGAACAACCAGCGATAACAGACAACAACTGACAATAACGATTACGATTAGCAATGTTTTCTTCATAATTTTTCCTTTCCATTCTATCCGGGGTATGGTGGCGTTTGCTATACTTCGGCATCGTAGGTCGGCAAGGCCGGGACCTCGGCAATAATCCGGCTGCCCTCCACCAGCGCCCAGGCGTCAACAGCCACGGTATCGCCGGTAACCCGCAGGGTGGAACCGTCCGGCAGTTCGATGGTGCTGGTGCCGTCGCCGTGGACGGTCAGCACCTTGCCGGTCAACTGCGACCGGGACGGCAGGAGAGCCTTGAATTTTGTCCAGACATTAGCCATTTTTCATTATACGGGCACGGGTACACGGGCACGGCATGCCATGCCCCTGCGTTTTCTTTGCGGGCGGACACACAGGTCTGCCCCTACGTTTTCCTTTTTCATTATTCTACATCCTTTTCCCAGCCCAGCACCAAAGCCCCCGGCGTCTTCACCGAACCAAACGACTGGAGACTGTTCACCGGTATATTCATGGTCTGGGTCGCGGGATCGTAGCCTTGCGACATCTGCACCAGATGATAACCGCCGGCCGGCGGGGTTACACTATACTGGATGGTTACCGTGTTATTTTGTGACAGCGCCTGTATCCGCCGGTTGCCATAATCGGCAGCCAAAGTTACCTGTTTGGCCTCGTCCCAGATAAGGCCGTAAACATCCCAGAGTTCATGGGGCTGATCCCGCGGCCGGGCGACAGCGTCAAAGCCGGGAAACCCCGAATACCAGAGTAGTTCGCCGGTGGCCAGGGACAGGGCGGCAAGCTGCTTCATCCCGGCGGAATAGACGATTATCGATTCACCGGGACCCTTGCAGCAGGCAGCCGGATTGACGCCATTTTCATCAATTATCGCCGGCTTCTTATACGTGCGCGCATACTCAAAACCGCTGGAAACATCGAAGCAGCCAATCTCATCACGGCCATAGCCGCAGATGTACAGATGATTGTCAAACATGGCCAGGCCGGTGGGATAATAACACTCCAGGCGGTTAAAAAAACCGGCACCGGGACCATACTCAAGGTGGACTTCAACCAATGCTCCGGTGGCGCCATCCAGCTCGGCGATAAAACCAACATTATAGGTGCCGATTGCGGTGTCTCCCCGGCCGTTGTACGAGGAGATCATCAGGTTCCCATTGGGCAGCCACACCGCGTCGCGAGGATTATAAACCCTGCCGTCACTGGCATTGCCCGCGGTACCGTCCCCAAACGACCACAACACCTGTCCCGTGAGATAATCAAAGCATCTGATGAGATGATAGTCATAATTGACCAGGGCCAGTTTGGTATTATCGGCGTTGATGTCACCACCACGGAGATGCCCGTAAGCATCAGATACGGTCAGCGGATTACCACTGCGGCCAAACGGGAGCCATTCCAGAAAAAGTAAGTCCGGGGAGAAAAGAGCGCATTGGGCGCTGTAATTGAGCACCAGGTAATTACCATCCAGAAGGCGCAGGATTTTAACCGGGTCATTGCACCCTTCGTTATGGTTGTAATAACTGGTGACCACCCCGCAGTTTAATTGGTCCCAGCCATCCGGAGGCAGATGCTCCGTCCATATTTGCCTGGCACTCAATGCCGCCTCATCTTTCAGCTGCTGCCATCCCAGCTCGCCGATGGACGGCATGTACCGCTTCAGCGCTTCGTTGTTGGCCAGGTCATTGATAAACGTTTTCAAACACATCATATTGATTCTCCTGTTTTTCGACGATCATTATTTTGTCCCGTAGGGGCACGGCATGCCGTGCCCGTACGTTTCAACCAATATGTTCAATGGTTGCCGTTTGGTTGACGGCGGCCCGGGTGGCGGCAATCTCCACCGCGTCAACATAGCCCCGCCAGGCCGGGGAATCCTCGACCTCAACAACCATTCCCGGGGTCAGCACCCCGAGAGAAGCCACCAGGGGCATGGACAGGCGCACTTCGCGCCGGGAACCGGTAGCCGCCAGGGCATTGCGTCCCCGCTCACGGCCGGCATCAATATGGGTGATCAGCGGGTCAACAATCATCTGGCTGTACGGCGCCCCATCGGTTCCGGTCCGGTAAACCCGCACCCTTACTCCCTGATTCTGCCCGGATACCCAGACGCCGTTCATCAGGGTGCGCGGCTGCCAGGTTATCCCCTCGGTCAGCACCAGCTCCAGGGGGATGGACGCGTCAAGGGTGGCACCGGCAAGCTCCCAGGGCGAAACCGCATAGCGCGGCAGCACGGCCAAAACAAGGTCGGTGCGATGGGCCTGGACGATACCGTCAACGGCCGCGGCAATCTGTTTGATGGCCCCGATGGGGGCCAGGTCGCTGTAAGAGAACACCCCGCCGTTGACCAGCCAGTCAACCGATTGCCAGTCAAGGGTCCAGCCGGTATCGTAGAGTTCGTCGGTGGCCAGCTGCACGGCGGTGCGGTCACTGGTTTCCGTGCGGCCGCGGGGCGCGGTATAAGGCGGCGCCAGGGTCGCGGCCAGGGAACGTCCGCCGATGCGATAGGCTGCTTTCCCATGCTGGCGGTCGCCCTGCATGGATTCGACAATACCCTGCCAGCGGTGGCCGTCAATATTGATCTCCACGTCATGCTGGGAGGCCACTAGTTCCGGCCGCCGTTCGGGCAGGTTTGCCGACCACGACCAGCCCCAGGAATCACGGTCGATGCTTAAGGTCACCGCCGTACAGGGCAGGTAGGTGCCATCGCTTAATAATTTTATCCACAGATCATGGGTCACGATGATAACCTTGGTTATGGTCGGCTGCCAGCCCACCGGCAAGGCCTGACGGCAGACATCTGCGGCGCCCAGATTGAACATGATCCCGCCCCAGATGGGGTCGGGAAGCAGACAGATCAGGTTGAGATCCAGACTGCCGGAAAATCCCGGCCCCGGTTCCGGCCCCGGAACAATCGGGACCGGCCAGATAAACGGCGGATGGCGGCCCGGCTGCCAGGAAAAGCAGGCGGTAGGGGCACGGCATGCCGTGCCCATGCATGTTGCCGGGCTCCAGGCATCCCGGCGGCTGAACCTGATCTGGCACCCGTCGGCATAGCCGGTGCATTTCGTTGCCGGCCGGGGCCAGCAGCGAACAAACGGAGCGCTGTACCCGGTTGACCGCGGGCTGCCGGCGGCGGACAAACCACAGCGGGACAAGTGCCGGGGCCAGGCCAGAATGAACGGCTCCCGGGCCTGTCCGGCCAGCGGCGTGGCCACCGTCCAGGGAATATCCCGCGGCCGGGGCGCCGGAATCAGATCGCTCAGCCACAGGTCAACCTCCGGGCAACTGGCGGCGCCATCCTGCCAGACCGCCGCTTTTGCCGGGTGATGGAAGTCCGGAAACTGCCAGGGAACACCAAAGCAGGTTTGGCGGGTGGAACCGGCACTGTGGACAATCCGCGGCTTATGGGCAGCCCCGCGCCAGGTATCGGGATCCCAGATGCCGGTGATCGCGGCCGTCGGCAGCGGGACGGACGCGAACACTGTGCCGGCGGTGCCGCTGGTGCCGCGCAGGGTCGCGGTAAGGGCGGTTGAGGCCGAAACCGTGCCGGTGACCGTTGCCACCCCGCCGCCAAAATTGAAATCAAGGCTCGGCGAGACGGCATCGGCAAAATCGAAATCATGGACCGGCGCGGTGCCGAATCTGAAATCGAGGCTTGGTTCCGGCGTAGATGAATTAAAATTAAAATCGGCCATATCATCTTGTTTTAACCTGCTACACCAGCACCCCGGTTACCCGGTCGGCAATCAGGGCGTTGTATTCGGTGCCCGCGTCGTCATCAAGCGCGACCACGAAATACTTGGTCGTCGTGTCCGGTACCGCGAATAAATAACTGCCGGTGGTGGCGTCAGACGTCGCCGCCGCGACTTTTACCCCGGTGGCCCGATCAAACAGGTAGAGCTTTCGGGCGACGGGCGTTCCGTTCTCGGCAACCGTGCCGGAAACGGTATAGAGGATTGATGAGAGCAGATCATCTTTCAAGCTGGCGTTGGTGGCGGCGATCCAGGCGTCGGAACGGGCGATTGAGGATACCCTAAACCCAAAAATAAGTATCTCAGTTGCATGCCCCCAATCACTGCCTCCAATCGTTAAACTATGCCCCTGACTACAATCACCAGAAAAAACTAAAGTTGTATGAACTGCCCCATTAACCCAAGTATAGATATTAGATGGACCTCGTTGGTATGATATTATCAAATCACTTTCTCGAAAGTCCACACCCCCATCAACTTTAATACTAGAAGTAACTCTGGCATATGTGTTTAAACCTCCTGTACCACCACTTGTGTACGAATAAAACCTGTTATTATAATTACCATCCGAAGCATTATCAAAAAAAATATGCAAACTGTCATCAGCACTACGATAATTACAACTAAGGTCTAGTGTAAAGTCAGACGAGTTCCAATCATACACATTTCCTAGATCGATATAGTCATTACCCCCATCAAAATCTATCGCTTTCCCCATTGCACCATCTACCAAATCAGCTGAAGTCATCGAACCGTGGCTGGTTCCGTGGTGATGGTTACTCGTCGAATCCAAAATCTGGGGTGCAGCACCGCTCGGGTCTTGAGCCATGTGATAGACAGCGACAAAATTACTGTCCCAGACGTTTTCCGCCGGGGTGGTGTTGGTCTCGCCGACGTAGGTAGTGTTATCGTCCTGGGTGCTGTCCCAGACGATTTTTACCTGGGTATCGACGCTGGCGGAGATGGACGGGATTTTGACATGGAGGACGCCCTTGCCGTTGGCATTGTCCCAGTGCTCGATCTCGGTATAGTATTGGGTGGCGGCATCGCTGCTGCAGACCGCTAGTTTCAGCTTGTCGGCGCCCAGATCGCTGAAGATATCCGGGGCGTGGACGGCGAGGTCGATGGCAAGCGGGAAATCCGTCAGATCAGCATCGATTTTGGTATGGTCAATCGCCAGGAGAACGGCGTTAGCGGCGGTGGACGGGTTAAAACTCATATAAAATCTCCGAATGTACGGGCACGGCATGCCGTGCCCCTACGGGATATCCACATTTGTACGGGCACGGCATGCCGTGCCCCTTTCCTTATTCCAGATCCAGACTGAACGCGGTCAAGCGGATAATCCCGCCCTGATAGACCACGATTACCGCCAGTTGGATGGCGGCGGTGGCTCCGGCGGCCTCCTTTTCGGCATCAAGGTCGGCGATCCAGTTGTCGTTGCCATCGACCAGGCGGCCCCAGGCGACGGTGCCGGAAGCCGGAAGGTTGCCGTCCTCGACGGGGGTGGTTATGGTCAGCACCCCGTTGGCGGCGGTGCCGCAAGGCAAATCCAGCGGGATGTCGGCCAGCAGGGTTTGATCGGTTATCGCCGCCCCGGCGGTGGCCGGCTGATCAGCGGTATAAAGCCGCAGGCGGCCCGGCTCGGGATCGGCCGCGTCGAGGGCGTCGGCGACGGCCTGGAGCATGGCGTTTTTCGCCGCGGTTGAATATTGGATCATTTTTCCGCCTCCACCAAGTCCGCGACGGCCGCGTTATAGGTTTGAGTGTAATCATCGCAGATTACGAGATATCGCTTCCCTTCTGCCAGGCCGGTAAATTCATATTCGCCGGTTTCCGGGTCTGACCAGGTCCGGGCAACGGGTTTCAGCGTGAGATGATCCAGCAGGGTGACCCGGCGCATGGCCAAATCACCGCCGACCGCCACGGTTCCGGCGATTTGGCCGGGGCCGGGAAAGGTTGTCCGGGGATTAACTCCGGGCAAGGGGATCCAGCCGGCATAATCGGGATAACTGCCGGTTCGCAAGGCCAGCAGCTGTGCCGGAATCGGGCCGATGGCCGGGCCGGGGAGCGTTAAAAAATTATAGGTATCCATAGTTTAGTCCATATTCCACAGATTTATCGCGGCCCGTTACCGCCAGGGGCCGGTGATATCGATCAGCATCTGCCCGGTTCGTTGCGGGTTGTAATTATCCGTATTTCTGGGGGCGCGGGCCGGAACCACCAGATAATTTCGCGCGGGGGAAATTCCGTTTTCGATGATTTCCAAAACCGCAAACGGCTCATCATGCCCCGGTGCCCGAAGCCCCGGCGCCTGGGCCCGCAGGGTGGGGGCTTTCGTTGATTTGTCAATCTCGACATACGAGATTGGCATCGAGATAACCCCGCCGGTCGCGGTCGGCGGCCAGGCAAAGTTATGATTGCCGCCGAGCTCGCGGGGGTATAGATCCCGGAGTGGATTCGAGGCCGCATACACCAGCTCCGGCGCGTACGCGGTGGTTATCGGCGCCCCGCCGCCGACACCGCCCCAATCCCTTGCCAGATAAAAACCGGGGGTGGTAGTTTTATTATATTCACAGATCGCCGCGACCGGGGCAAAATAGGCGTTGTCGTTATTTCTGGCGGAACCGCCGACGACGCAGCAGAAGTTATCGACCGGGAGATAGGATATCAGATCACCGCAGCAGCAGAGCCGGTGCGAGCCCTCATTGACATAGAGCCAGAACAGCCGGTCATCGGCAATCAGGGCCCAGTCGCGGGCGGTGGTTTCATCGCCGCCCTTGTACCACCAAACCCATTGATCATCCTCCGGTGAATAAGGAAACGGATTTGCCCCGGTGTCGATATCGGTCATCGACTCATAGCCCTTGACCCCGGTACGGCGGGTGCCCTGGTTATTGGTATCATCAACATAAAGGTAAAAGCCGGTGGCATCGACGGCGGTGGAACGGAAGGCGGCCCGCTGGGAATCGCCCGAAACAAAGGCCCGCTCCCATCCGGCCGGGGCCTGGCGGCATTCGATGGTTCCGGTTGCCGGGGTGGCGGGCGTTTGCGATTCTGGCAACTCGAATTCAAATGTGCTGGCGGTAGTGGTGGTGATTCGGTGCTCGCCATTGTACTCGGCCTGATCGGCGCCGGCGATGGCAACCACCACCCCCTGTTCCAGGCCGTGCCCGGCGCTGACGGTGACGGTCACCGTGGTGCCGTCCCGGGTAATGGAATCGACGGCGGACACGTTGTAGCCGGTGACCAGGCAGGCGTTAAGGACAGCCTGGATAGCGCCGGGGGCGCCGGTCAGGGTGGGGGCGCCGGTGTCGGAATGACGGAAATATTTAACCAGGGTTGATTGCGACATGTTTTGTTATCTCCATTGTTTCGGTAGGGGCACGGCATGCCGTGCCCTTACGGGGTTGGTAACGTTACGGCGTATCCACATCACCCCGGACCTCGATACAGAAATGATCGCTGCCGGAGGCCGCCTCACTCTGTAAAATCGTCCGGGCAATCCAGATGGGTTTGTTGGCGGCGATGGTGTTGAACCGCAGGACGTTGCCGGTAGACCAGCCGGATCCCCAGCCGGCCGCCGGAATAGTAAAATACGGCTCCCCGGTAGCCGGGTTGGCGGGGGAACAGTCGGTATTGACATCACCAACCGCGATCTGGCCGGAAAACTCTCCCACCACCCGGAAGGCGGTACTGGAGGTGAAAATGATCGCCCAGCGCTCCTGGGTAGCCCCGTGGTTGGTCACCGTAAGCGGATAAACGGTATTGTTGTAGCTGGCCAGCGGCGCGTCGCCGATAAGGTCGTCACTCCAGACGCCGGTCCAAATATACTGCTCATAGACATCTGTCACCCGGGCGAACAAGTCGCCCATAATCAGGGCGCTGGATACCAGGGTGCCCAGCGGGAAATCATGGCTCAAGGCCCGGGTCAAGGTCAGGGTACCGTTAATCTGGACGTCGTTGACCAGGGCCATATCCTCAATGCGGTCCTTGAGCAGCAGCGGCGCCGCCAGGCCGGAAGGATCGCCCAGGATCACGGTACCGGCATCAAGATCCGGCGTGTACAGGGAGGTGTCAACCGGATCCCCGTTGGCATCGTAGAGCTTTGCCCAGGCCAGACGCACCCGGCCGGTATCAATCACCTGACCGTTGGTGGGGCTGGCAATGCTGGTTTCCTGGGTGTGATGGATGACCACCACATCCCCCACCCGGTAGATGGGCACCCGGCCATCCATGGGCAGACGGACCGGATCAATGCCAAGGATATCGGCAGAAAGCGGCATGTACACATAAGCGACACAGTTGTAACGGACCGTTGCCGGCCAGACCGTGCGCGGCTTCCAGATATAACCATCCCCGTCAACGTCCGCCGGATCGTACCAGTCTTCGGCTTTGTCCTCGGCGGACAGGGAGCTGTCCAGCACATTTTCGCCGAAATCCAGATCGAAAATGCCGGTTTCCACGTCAATATTTCCCCGGATATAGCTGCCGGAAATCTCCCCGGTGGCATCAGCCGTGGCGGTCAACAGTTCTCCGTCCAGAGCGGTGGCGGCCACGGTAAACGAGGCCGGACGCACCGGGGCCACGGCGGTATAGGACGACATGTAATTGGCCTGCCAGGGGTTGTTCTCCACCAGCAGGGAGCTGACGGAAATATCGGCGCTGCCCGCGATCCAGTCAGTCAGCGTCACCAGGCCGGTCAGGTAGTCGATGGTGCCGGAAACCGTGCCGACGCCGGTCTGGGGATCAACGTCCCGGTGGATCTCGCCTTCAATATCCTCATACGTATGCCCGGCAAGATAAAACCGCACGCTGTTGGGATAAACGGCCTTCATGGTGTCGTCGGTAAGCTCAATAAGCAGATTCTGCGCCGGAACCGATTCAGTGTAGACGGTTTCAGCCGCCCCGGTGATGGTGTACTCGGCAATGACATCGGTGGCGATGGGCAGGGTGTACGTATCAGACGTGATCCAGTGATATTTTATATTGTATATTGTACCGTCC